GTTCTCTGTATAACTATACAAAGCACTCTAGGGGTTTTCTTATGATCGTTGGACTATTAGGATTTATTAATAGCGGAAAAGGTACTGTTGCATCAGAGCTTGTCAACAGATTTGATTTTAGACAGGACAGTTTTGCAGCAGGACTGAAAGATGCATGTGCAGTAATCTTTGATTGGCCACGTGCAATGCTTGAAGGTGATACAAAAGAATCCAGGGAATGGCGCGAAGTTGTAGATCCGTGGTGGTCGGAAAAACTTGCCATGCCTAATTTCAGTCCACGCCTTGCATTGCAGGTTATTGGTACAGAGGCATTACGCAATAATTTTCACCAAGACTTGTGGTTTCTGACCTTGCAGAATCGCATCCGTAAAAATCCCGAACAACATGTAGTCATTAGTGATGTTAGGTTCCCAAATGAGATCAAGTTTATCCAAGAACAAAAAGGTGTGCTAGTCAAGATTAATCGCGGCCCTGTGCCTGTCTGGTACGAGACTGCAATTCTTGCAAATAAGGGTAATTCCTTAGCAAAAGAAGCAATGACAAAGACCTACTCGAGCGCACATTTTAGTGAGTGGGCGTGGGTAGGATCCAAGATCGATTATGAGATAAATAATAATACAACACTGGAAGATCTCAATAAACAGGTAACAGACCTTATAGGTGGTATTTCACGATAGTACCTTTCATTTGCCGAGCATTTAACGCCCTTCCTGATAAATACAACTAACAAGAAGCATAATTCTTCAAAGGAGTTAAATCATAATGGCTACATTAGTATCACCTGGCGTAAGTATTTCAGTAATTGATCAAAGTATCAATGTTGGTGCTGGACCAGGAACCGTCCCCCTAATTTTTATTGCAACTCAGCAAGATAAGTCTACGCCAGATGGCGCAGCGGTTGCACCAGGCACAACTAAGGCAAACGCTGGAAAGGTTTGGTCAATTACTTCTCAGCGAGATCTAGTGCAAACTTTTGGTGATCCAATTTTCTACGAAGTTGCCGGCACGCCGATTAATGGTTACCCTCTAAACGAATATGGATTGCTTGCAGCTTATTCTTATTTAGGCATTTCGAACCTATGCAGAGTTGTTCGTGCAGACGTAAATACAGTCCAGCTTGAAGCAAGTTCTATTGAACCTACAAGTCCAGCAGCTACAGGTACATATTGGCTTGATGAATCTGTTTCGACATATGGTTTGTTTGTTCGCACAGGTACTTTCCCTAATGAAGTTTGGACATCAGTAACACCTAACTTTGTTTACAATTTTGCAACAGGTCTTACAAATGTACCTGCTCCAGGCGCAGGTGTAGCAGGCGATCACGCAGTTGTTTTCCAGACCGCTTCTGGCGCAATTTCCTATTGGACAAGAGTCGCTCAGCCAGCATATACTTCCGGTGCATTGGCCGGTTCGTCAGTTGGCACATTAGTTACCGTAAATACAACTGCCGGTCTTGCGGCAGGCATGGTACCAGCAGTTTCGGCCGGTGTTGGTGTATTCGCAGTCGGCACTTATGTAACTGTCGTTAACTCTCCTACAACATTTACTGTAAACCTTGCACCAACAACACCTCTTGTTGCAGCAACAGTTACGGCAGCAGGTTCATCTTGGACAGAACTTACCGGTGCATCAGGCCCAACAAGTCTTATCATTCAGTCTGTTTGGCCAGATCTAACAAACGTTCTTACAACTCAAGAATACTGGGTTAAGACAGGATCAGCCGCACAAGGTGCAAACATTGTTCTTCGTAGAATGGATGCTACATTAGCTCAGTTCTTGCAAGTAGAAGCACCGATTCTTGCTGATGATACAGCAGCCGATACTTATTACAGTTCAAATCCTACAGGCTCGGATGGGCAGATTTACATTGCTCCGACACCGACTGGCGTTACAGCAGATGCTCTAGTATTTAGAAAAAATACAGCAGGTGTATGGGCAGTTCTTGCAGTGGTTGTTGGTTCGGGTTCTGTTCCAACGCAGGGTCCTGCAAATGGACAACTATGGTTCAACGCAGAAGTTGGCGTTGACGGTAATGGTCAGTCTACTGTAGATATTCTTATTGCTGATGGCGCTGGTAGCTGGCAGAACTTAAACCTTGAAGGATTTACTTTTGTTGACGTTCCACCGGGTGTACTTGACCCAACGGTATTTGCACAATCGGGCGATCCACAAGATAATATACCTGCTCCTACTCTAATCCAGGGTGATATTTGGGTTGATACAGATGTTGATCCATATCCAGTTATTAAGCGTTGGAGTGGTACTGCATGGGTGCTAGTTAACAACGAAGATCAGACAACACCAAATGGTATTATCTTTACAGACGCACGTTCTAATCCATTATATACTCAGGGTGGTACAGGACAGAACAACGGCGGTCCAGGAAATCCAGACTTGGATCCAGATGCACCAGATGCAGATTTGTATCCAAAGGGATTCTTACTATGGAATACACGTTATTCAACAAATAACGTTAAAGAATGGCAATCTCCGTTTGTCTTTAATAGCGTAACAGCTTCACCAGACAACACAAATAATGGTTCAGAAGGACGTTGGGTAACAACATCCGGAAATAATGCAGGCGGTACTCCGTACATGGGTGCAGCAGCACAGAACATTGTTATTGTTCGTGCAATTCAAGGAGTAATTACTTCTAACGAAGATATTCGTGCAGAAGATCTATACTTTAACTTAATTGCAGCGCCTGGATACGTTGAAGCAATTGACGAAATGCTTATTCTTAATGAAGATCGTAAGGAAACAGGTTTTGTTGTCGGCGACACACCATTTACATTGAATGCTACAGGAACAGCATTGCAGAATTGGTCAACCAACGCAAACGTAGCATATGGTAATGGCGCAGATGGTTTGGTATCAGCAAGCAAGTATTTTGCAGCATGGTATCCAAGTGGACTTTCAACAAACGTAGATGGAACAGATGTAGTTGTTCCACCATCGCACATGGCTTTGCGCACAATTGCATACAACGACCAAGTGGCTTATCCATGGTTTGCTCCGGCTGGTCTACAGCGTGGTGTAGTTAACAATGCAGCAGCAGTCGGTTATGTCAATACAGCAGGGCAGTTTGTTACTGTTAAGCTAAATGAAGGCCAGAGAGATATTCTGTATATTAATGGTATTAACCCAATTCGCGTAATGCCTCAGGGTGGTATTGTTATATTTGGACAGAAGACACGTCAGCCATACGCAAGTGCAACTGATCGTATCAATGTAGTTCGTCTAGAAAACTACTTGCGCTACCAATTGAACAACCTTGCACAGCCATTCTTGTTTGAGCCTAATGACTCAACAACACGTAAGGCAGTTAAGGATGCATTTGACAGGTTCCTATCAGAACTTATCACTCTACGTGCATTGTATGACTTCTTGGTTGTTTGCGATTTGAGCAATAACACGCCGGCTCGTATCGATAGAAACGAACTATGGATTGATATTGCAATTCAACCAGTTAAGGCAATTGAATATATCTATATTCCAATCAGAATTAAGAACACTGGTTCGAGTTTGGCAATTTAATCAATAGCTGACTTTTACAGAATACCGGCATTGCCGGTATTCTTTTTTGTGATAAATATTGTATGGTTGATTTAAGAGAGCATATTAAATACATGCAGTCACAAGACAATGTCGGATGTTGCACAGCTAGCGCGGTACTTCTCGCTGCTGAGATGTTGTCTGCAAAAGCTGGTAAACCATTAAATTTATCAAGATTATTCGTCTATTACATGACACGCAAACTGCAAGGACGAATCGGACAAAAGGGTGCAGAATTAAAATCTACGTTTGATGCATTATCCATGTATGGGGCATGCAAAGAACAATTTTGGCCATTCAGCCCACACAGGGTTGACAACGAACCAAGTCCTAGAGCAGTACAGAATGCACAGTACAAAATCAACGCCTATGAAAATATAAACCCTAGTGACTTTAATTCAATGCTCGATAGGGGAATTCCTGTCGTTATTGGGATGCATACAGGCCGTTTATTCTGGAGTATGCGTGGAGAACTGCATGAACAGGTTTATAAGCCTGTAAATGAGAATGATAATAGGCCCGCACAAGGCCACGCCGTAACAATAGTAGGGTATGATGAAAAGATTCAAAACGGATCTTGGATTATAGCTAATTCGTTAGGACTTCGTTGGGGATATAGAGGATGTGGTATTCTTCCATATTCATGTTATGCTGATATCGGAGAATCGTATGTAATACGAAACTTTGCAGGAATATCGGCTGAATAAAAATTTCTAAGATTTGATAAATAGTATTAGCTTTTAAGGCAGGAGAAACAGATGGCAAATTTAGCAAAATTCGGTATTCCATTAGATGGAAACAAGCTTGGCATTTTGCATCCCAAGCAAAAATACCGTTTCAGAGTTGTTTGGCAAAACTTTGGTGAAAATAACGGTCTACGTGAGATGACCGCCAATGTGATGACAGTCTCGCGCCCGAAGATTACATATGAAGATATCAAAATAGATTCTTATAATTCGGTTGCGTGGATTATGGGTAAGCATTCATTTGAGCCAATCGAAATTAAACTTCGCGATGATATTACAAATTCAGTGATTTCATCAGTAGGTGCTCAAGTTCAGAAACAAATGAACCACTTTGAACAGACAAGTGCTGTAGCTGGTATTAATTACAAGTTTTCAATGGAAATTCATTCACTTGATGGTACTAACAATGAACAACTTGAATCATGGGTTCTTGATGGATGTTTCATTGCATCAGCAACATACGGTGAAGGCGATTATTCTGCGGGTGAACCACAAGAAGTGACTTTATCGATTCGGTTTGATAATGCAACAAACGTTTCGGGACCAAATACAAACGACGGAACAACAGTCGGTGGAAATCCATATCCAGATATTGCCAGCCCAACTGGCGGTACTACATTCGCTTAATAGCGGATTTTTGGAGGTGGCTTAGTGCCTAGCTTCTCGAGTTTACTCACATCACTGACAGGGCTCGGGTTCTTCTATGAGAAGAGCTCGCGCCATGCCACGCATACCTTTAATCTTGATGGTCAGGCACTCTACAGAAATCACCCAAGATTTCCATTCGAGTATTATATTAACATAAACCTTAACAACGTAGGAACTGCCGGCCAGTATATTTCTCAATACTTCAATAATCCCACCTGGTCGCAGATTGCACCATTGGTTAAGACTATCGAAATGCCATCGATGAAGATTCAAACTGATGCATTAAATCAGTATAATAGAAAGAGGCTTAGTCAAAGTAAAATTGCATTTGAACCAGTAAAGGTTGTATTTCACGATGTAGCAGATGGTAAGACTCTGAAATTCTGGGAAATGTATTATAGGTATTATTTTGCTGACGGCAGTGAACCCGGTATGAACGAGGCCAAAGAAACACAACAGAAGAATAAGACGTATTCTGTTGAAAGTTTAATTAAGAACATAACACCATCAATAAATCCGAATATTGCTAGCTTACCTACTAGCGTAAAGAATCTATTTCAAAGTAATGCACCGACTGGCGTAAATTCACCTACAAATACATTAGGCGTCAAGTCTGCAATGCAGAATATAATTTCAGATACCATTGATAATCATAAATTTGGTTTTAATTTGCCAACAGTACAGAACATCAGAAATTTAATTCAGACTATAAACATTTATCAAGTCCACGGCGGGCGATTCAATCAAGTAACTCTAGTAAATCCTAGAATTGCAGCATTTACACACGATGTCTTAAATTATTCTGAAAGTCAAAAAACCCTCGAATTAACTTTTACTTTTGAATACGAATATGCATACTATACAATACAAAATATGCAATTAACTAATCAGAGCAAGAACGCGGGCGGTGAAGAAAATAATAATTCATCTATTGAACCTTTTATACATGGAGAATTTCTAGAATTACCTTCACTAGCATTCAACACAACGCTAATGGACTTTGTCGAATCTAATAATCCGTTATTGCAATCCGATAATCCTATTCTACAAAGAATCGGCAAGAATGTGCAATCTTCTTTGGGTGGAGTCACTGGATCTTTTCTTTCCGATAAGGTTGTTAGAAGAGTTAGTGCCAGTGCATTAGACGGGCTAGCAAAGATATCGCCGACTCCTTACAATCCGACATCTGCCGTTAATATAATAACACAACCATTTAATTCGACAGCTAAGAGACTTTCGACTGCATATAGAGATATGAATAGAATCGGGGGTAATCCGGGTGGCTAATTCAAATATTCCATCTATCGGTCGTTCAAGCTCGCAGATGCTTACCTATTTTGGTACGCAGAAGACTGTTAGATCTGTAAATGGTAATCCTACCAATACATTTAAATATGCAACCGGTCCTACTACATTTCCTAGCGCCGGTTCTGTCTCACAGGCTGCGCTAGGCGGCGGCGTAGTTGGTAACTATTCATCGACTACCTATAATACGACAATATGTTATTTTCTATCTCGTGGAGCAAGTAGTTTATATGCAGACGCAATGTCTGCATTGACAATTGATATGGCTAGTGTTTTAGGCATTTCCACCCAAACCTTGCTGGAACAATCGGAAGTAGCGGGTAAGCTAGTTTTTTCTGCCGATGGTTATAGATCCTTTAATATTCTTAGGGATCCAGGAAACCAAGTAGGTGTTGTTACAACCGTTGACAATAGATACAGTTTGCAGGCACGTCAAATAAGGTCTTAAATGCGCTCCTATGTTCAAGGACAATATAAACCTGTAAATCCTAGCAAGTATGTAGGAACCTATCCTATAATATTCCGATCGTCCTGGGAATTCAAAGTAATGCAAATGTTTGATGTAAATCCAAACATTATGAGCTGGGCAAGCGAATCCCTTAAAATTCCGTATCAGAATCCCTTTACCGGTAAATATACCGTGTATGTGCCTGATTTTGTGGTAACTTATGTTGACGCTAAAGGTAATCAGAGAGCAGAGATTATTGAGGTAAAGCCAGCCAAGGAGACGTTCTTAGAACAAGCAAAGTCTCAAAAGGCTAAGGCAGCGGTCGCATTGAATACCTTTAAATGGGCAGCGGCACAAGCGTTTGCTAGAAATCATGGCATGACATTTAGGGTTATGAATGAGGGAAACATATTCAATAATCCGAAAGGGAAGGCTTAATGACGAAGAAAATGGAAGAATTTTTTAATCTACCCACTAGTGATGAACCGGTGGTAGAAGAAGAGTTGCCATCGAAAACTAGAGAAGAGCTAATGGTTGAAGCTAGAGAAATTTATTCATCACTCACTACAGCAGAGAAAGTCGATTTTGCACTCCCTACAGTGGTGGGGTTGGATATGCATGATAGTGAAATGGACTCAATTGCCGCAAAAGCAGTTAAGACGTTCGAAGATCTAATTGTGCTTGGTGGCAATGTTCCAGATCTGCATGCAGGTAAGATTTATGAAGTTGCAGGACAGATGCTCAAGACTGCCCTTGAAGCAAAGAATGCAAAAGCCGAAAGAAAGCTTAAGATGATTGACTTGCAACTAAAGAAGGTTAGAGCCGAACAAGTTGATTTAGACCAAGGTAATGGTGAAAGAAGGCACGCCAACGGTGGCGAATTTGACAGAAATGAACTGCTGAAATATATAGTGTCCGCTAAATCAGAAAACTCTGATAAATAGTCGTAACACTGGAGTCACTATATGGCAGAAAAGAAATCTTTTATATCTTATGTAGCAGAAACTAAAACAGACTATAACTATGTTCTGAAGTTTGCTGTGCATGAAATGCCCGACGGCACAATTGACATGTTAGAAGCATGTCTAAAGAAGTATGACTTAAAGGCTGCATCGGCATTTAGAAAAACCCCAATTCAAGAAAGTCCGTTAGATTTTCCTAACGTAAAGAATACACCAGTATTCATTTGCGATTTAACATTAGGATATCCGGGTTCGTTAGATTTTCTAAGAATTTATATCTGCAATAATTTGGGTATTTCTCCATCACAGTTAGCCGTATATTCGGATAATGATCCTCGTCAAATTGAAACAGATTTATATCTCGACAGAAATTCAGAAGAATTTAAGAAGAAGTATAAGACGCGGCTTGGTAGTGATCATGAAGCTACTGAAGTTCCTGCTTATGGTGAGAAATACAATACAGACTTCCTTAAAGAACTTGCAAAGGTTAGTAAGGAGAGAGTGGTAACAACTGTTGAAAATCCACTAAGTCCAAAAGAGACAACCGATCACTCAACACTTCCTAAAGGATATGACAGTTTCAATGATCCAAAGAATTTAAAGAAAGACGACGTAGGGCTCTTCGGTCGCGTTAAGAAGCCTAACTTGTTAAAGGTAGGTATGCTATGAAAAGTATGAGACAAATGATTAGCCTTATGGAGGGCGTAATGGCTGTTCCTGGAGTTGGGCAACAACCGAGCGGCGCAGGTGGTACCGAGGCAGATATGCAAACTGCCGGCACAGTAGGAAGAAATGCATCTGATGCTGAATTTGACGCTGCTCAACAACCGACGACCGAAAGTGCACCTCCCGGAATGGAAGATGTTGTCATGAAACTTAAGAAAGAATATCCCAACGATCACAGCAAGGCATTTGCTACAGCTTGGTCTATATACAATAAGAAGCACGGTAAGGCCGAAGAAGGTTGCTCAATGGAAGAAAGTGTCCCGGCAGTAGATTCGTGCCAACAGACAAATCCAGCGACAGCCGATGTGGCATGTGCTATGGAGGAAAGTGTGTCAGATTTAATTTATGATCAGCAGTATTCGAGATTTAGCGATCTCATGAATTCGTTTGTTGAGCCACAAGAAGCATTTGATGTGCTCTCTAGAGAAATGGCAGAACAAGGAATTGAAGGCGAGGAACATGATGCCATTATGCAACGTCTGGAGAGTGATTTCTTTCCAGATGATAGCGCATTTGATATGATGAATGGTCCGGACGATTTCTCTGATGATGCAGAAGCTCTTGCAAGCGCAGGTCATGGCAGTGATGAAGACTACGGTTATGCAGATGAAGTCGACGAGGCAAGAAGTTCTGATATCAATCCAGAAGAAGTAAAGTCTCTAGCAACTATGCCGGTTGATGCGGCAAAGGCTCGAGCACATGAAATCATTGCAGCATCTACTACAAGCGATAACAAGAAATCATATCTTGCTAATCAGATTAACAGGGCAAGAAGCGCAATGGATGTTACATCGCTTATGTATAACATGATTCTTGCTGGTGAAGGAAACGCAGTACAGGGCAGCCGTTATGGAAAGAAGTTTGGTAATTCTATGGAAGAAGATATAAACAACGGCTACGATGATGTTAATTTTGCGTCTGGCAACGATTTCTTCCCGAATGGTGCCGATAGTCCTGTCGTAAGAACAGTTGGCCCATCCGGCGCACGTCAGGGTGACAATCCCGAACAGAAGAAAATGCAGGTTGCAGAAGTACACAAAGAACTTGTCTACGGATATAGAAACTTCCTTAAGGAATCTGCACAAGCAACTCAAAAAAAAAAGTTAACTGAAAGTGCCCAGGTAGCTGATATAAAAGTTACCGAACTCCACGAAAATCCATTTGCAGACGGCGATTCCATTACTTTTGATGGTTCAATTAGCCTATCTGCAACCGCTATGAGCAAAAATGGTAAGCCTGCCGAAATTGGATATTCGGTGGATGTTAAGGCCGAAGCCGGACTTGGATGGGAATCTGATGAATCTCCTACAGGCTGGAATTACAAAACAGATAATCCTACATACACTTCTTACGAATATGCCGAAGCCGGCGATATATCAGTAACAAATGTTCAATTTACTGATGGTGCTGAATATTATGTCAACAACGAAGCAATGGAATTGCAGGAATTCTATCAACATTTTGATACAATGGTTCTGAAGCAATTACTAAATCCAGAAATATATGTTAAGGCACTAGGTTCATCATTTGATAAGGCTGCTGAAAATCTAGAACCACCTGAACAAGAATTTGATGAACCAGAGAGATACGATTCTCGTTATTAATTATGGCAATTTATCAAGACGATAAACTTGTAAAGCGTGCCTATACAAAGGTATCGTATTCTAAAGAGCAGATAGACGAACTCAGGGCTTGCCTTGATCCAGTTACTGGTCCGGAGTATTTCATCAGCAATTTTATGTATATCCAACACCCAATGAAGGGTAGGCAAAAACTTGAGTTATATGATTTTCAGGTTGACCTAATTAGTAATTATCACCATTATAGAAAATCTATTAATATGGTTAGTCGGCAGATGGGTAAGACTACTGTTGCTGCTGGATATCTATTATGGTATGCAATGTTCGTTGATGATGCAACAATTCTTATTGCTTCTAACAAATATGATGGTGCTCAAGAAATTATGCACAGAGTTCGATATGCCTATGAATCTGTGCCCGATCATATTCGTGCAGGTGTAAAGACCTATAACAAGCGTTCTATTGATTTCGATAATAATTCGCGTATTGTAGCAACTACCACAACTGATAATACTGGTCGTGGTATGTCCTTATCACTTGTTTATCTTGACGAATTTGCATTCGTAGAACCAAATATAGCTAAAGAATTTTGGACATCACTATCACCTACCTTATCAACGGGTGGTAAATGTATTATTACCTCTACTCCAAATACTGACGAAGATCAATTTGCTGATGTCTGGTTTGGAGCCAACAAGATGGTCGATGCCAACGGTAATGAAACAGAAGTTGGCATAAATGGTTTTAGACCTTATATATCAACATGGGAAGCCCATCCGGACAGAGACCAGGCATGGGCTGATTCGGAATTAGCGGCACTTGGTGAAGATAGATTCTTACGAGAACACAAATGCCAGTTTATTACATTTGAAGAAACACTCATTAATCCTGTTAAGCTAGCGCAACTAGAACCATCTAACCCTATTCGTAAGTCGGGACAGGTACGTTGGTATTCCGAAATTCGTCCAAACATGACATATGTTGTTTCTCTTGACCCGTCCATGGGTACAGGTGGCGACAACTCAGCTATTCAAGTTATTGAGTTACCTTCGTTGGTACAGGTTGCAGAATGGAGTAGCAATAAAACTCCAATTGAAGAACAAGTTCGTACCATGAAACGTATACTAGAGGAAATTTATGCTGCGGGAAAACCCGAGACATATTGGTCTGTTGAAAGCAATTCACTAGGTGAAGCGGCATTAGTTGTCATTAGAGATACAGGCGAAGAAAACTTCCCCGGTACAATGTTGCATGATCCAAAGAATCGTTTACAAGGTAAGTCTGGCCGGCGAGCCGGCTTTGTTACAACCAATAAATCAAAACTAGAGGCATGTGCCAAACTGAAATTCTTGATTGAATCGGGTAAGATGAAACTAAATTCTAGAGGTATCTTATCAGAACTCAAGGTATTCGTATCCCGAGGCAATACTTTTGAAGCTAGAATTGGGCAAACAGATGACCTTATTATGGCAATGATTTTAGCGGTGCGCATGACCGATTATATTTCTACCTGGGATGATCAATCACAGGCTGCAATTAACAGTAACATAGCTACAGATCACGAATCTAGCTATGATGCCCCGATGCCTGTTTTTATCTAACAACAGATAAATAAGAGAAATAAGGATTTTATATGGTTGAAATGGACACCCTAGCAGGAAAAGTATTTTCACTACTGAAGGGTAATGGATTGCAAATTAAGATTTTCGACGACGAAGGTGCAGAAACAACTGATCCTACTGTTGGTCGCAGATTCTTTGTGGCCAGTCCTAACATTATGGTAACCATTGACGAAGATAATAATAGTATCCAATTTAGTAAAGGCGCAAATGTTGGCAATTCAATAGATGGTCTACAGAAGAATATTCGTAAAATTGCTGATGAGTTTCTTATGAACTCGGATATTAAGGTATTTGGTAAAACTATCCAGCCAAGAGATTATGCCTATCAGGCAAAGATGAAGAAGGGAAACAATACTATGAATACACTCGCCGAAAGTTTGAGCAGAATGTTTGGTTCGGCAAGAACGTCGCAACAAACTTTGGAAAATGTGCGAATTCTTGTAAAACACAAGACTCCTGTAGACGAGAATGTACGCGGTTCACGTACACGCCACATCAGCGCAATTTTCCTCGAATCTAATGGTGAACGTTTCCGTTTTCCACATAACTATCTACCGGGTGCAAGAGCTATGGCTCAACATATGGCTCACGGTGGTACATTCGGTGATAAGGTAGGCTCGTACATTAGTGAGAACACAGGCAACTTATTAAAGCTTCAATCGTTCAACCGTTATGTAACAACCAATAAGCTTATCAATGAAGACAGTTCGGGTATTGTTGAGACAGTTAAAGAGAACATCGAAACTATTCGTACAGAACTTAAGAAGCTCACAGGTGTAAAGACCTACGAGACAGTTAAGGCTCGTTTAGAAACATTTGAACGCGAAGCACTTGCTGAAGATGATACAAGTGGATTGAAGGAACTTTTTACCATTCGTCGTTTTGATGAAAAGTTTGAAGAAGTTCTTCCAATTGTAAAACAACTTGTCCAAGAGCGTGATACCTTCCATAAGCGTATAGAAGAAGCTGCCGCTAATGTTGTTATGATTAGACGCGAGTCACTAAATACTACACCGATGTTTGAGTTTGCAAGCGAGAACGCCCGTTTAGGATTCAAGCTAAATGAACTAGCACTAAGGATCATGGAAAATGATGAACTTTCTGGGTTTGTTAATAAGATCGGTACAAAACTATGTAAGGAAGGCCGAGTCAACGATTTTGAGAAGGCGGTACTTACACAAGTTCTGGAAAACTTACAGATTGCGGAACAGACATCTGTAGTTAAGAAAGATATCAAAGAATCCATGGACCTAACAGCCTACTTTGATAAATATGTTATGAACTTTTACTAAGAAGTTCTTGACAAACACACAAGGTTTTCGTACACTAGCTGCATACGAAGGCCTTAGCAGGTAAGATGCGAAAGGGCTTAACGTGACCCGAGTAGATCGCAGCTCAATTAATAGCGTTCAATTTAAACTAAAGCAGGAAATAAAATCATGTCAAAAACACTCGAAGAAATCCGTAGAAAATTACAAGCACTAGACACACGTAAGGGCCCAGGCGGCACAGGCGGCGGCGACAAGGCAACTTACGCACACTGGAATATTGCAGAAGGTACTTCAGCAACACTCCGGTTCGCTCCAGACGCTAACGAAGATAACACATTCTTCTGGGCAGAGCGTCAACTTATCAAACTCCCATTCCCCGGCATCAAAGGCCAAGACGAAAACAAGCCAGTTGTAGTTCAAGTCCCATGTATTGAAATGTGGGATGGCAAAATGACTTGCCCTATCTTGAACGAAGTTCGTCCATGGTGGAAAGACAAGTCTCTTGAAGAGACAGCACGCAAGTATTGGGTAAAGCGTAGTTTCTATATGCAAGGTTTTGTCAAGCAAGACCCGCTAAATGAATCTGATTCTCCAGAAAATCCAATCCGTAAGTTCATTATGGGTCCACAAATCTTTGCAATCATCAAGGCTGCACTAATGGACCCAGACATGGAAAACAGCCCAGTCGATTATATCAACGGTACTGACTTTATTGTCTCTAAGACAAGCAAGGGTGGTTTTGCTGATTACGGTACTTCAAAATGGGCTAGAAAAGAATCGAGCCTTACAGAAGAAATGCAAGCAGCGATCGAACAATATGGTTTGGTTGATCTGTCAACATATCTTCCAAAGCGCCCGTCTGCCGAGCAATTGGCAATCATCTTTGAAATGTTCC